TGGTCAGCGGGATTCCCGCCGCGAAGCGCTCGCCGGCGGACTGGGTGACTGCGCCAACCGCGTTGGCGACAGCGCCATGGAACGCACCGCTCACCACCCGCCCGAGCGCGGTTGCACCGGTTTCCGCCGCACCGCCGACCAGGCCTGACAGTCCGGGGATGAACTTGGCGCCGTACATCAAGGCTGCCGCCTGCGCGGGTGCGACCGCCGCGCCGCGCAGGGCCTGGCCCTCGCTGACCCCGCCAGTCTCCTGCAACGAACGGGCCGCATTCTCAGCCAGCGACGAGAGTGCCTGACCGCCAAAGGCGCCGGCGGTGGCACCGGCGATGCCGCCGATCGGACCCGCACGCAGGCCAATAGCCGCGCCGCCCAGCATGCTGGCCAAGGCGCCGGGGAGCGTCGCCGCATTCTCGGCCAAAGCCCGCACCGGGTTGACCCGACCGCTGATGACGTCACCGAACGTCGCCGGGCCGCCAGGCGCCGCGGCCGCGGCTTTCTGGTTCCAGTAGTCGAGCCCGGCCTTGTCGGCCGCCGCCTGCTCCGGTGACAAACCACCGAGCAAGCCGCCTACCGCTGCCGGCAACCCGTAGCGAATATTGCCGAACGCCTGCTCGAGCGAGCCCTGCGCCAAGCCGCCCAGCCGGCTCAGCGTGAACGGCTCGATCGGTGCCTGAGCACCGGCAACCGGCGCCGCGCTATACACCTGCGGGATTGCCACCGGTGCATAGGGAATCCCACCCATGGCCGAGGCGAACGTCGGTAGGCTGTAGGTCTGCGGGTCGGGCATTTATTACCCCGGGTTCACCGTGTTGTTGTACGTCGGTATGCCTTGAGCGTACATAGCGCCCATCGGGTTGGTATAAGCCGACGCACGCTCGAGCGCACGTGAAATGGCGTCGTTCACCTGCTTGCCGGCTTGAGCCTGCTGGCCCTCGTTAAGAAGCCGCTGCGCCGCGGACATCTCGTCACCCATCTGGGCGCCGATCGCCGGCAGCACTTGGCTCTGCATCGCCTGCACCGGAGTCACTGTTGGCTGCGCCGCGTTCAGCGTCGGGGCCAAGGCCATCCACACCCGCAAGGGCATCGGCTGGTGCATCGCGGCGGTCAGCATGTCCGACGCCGCCTGCTGCGGTGCCTGGCGCATCTGACGCGCGTAGCCTTCGCCCTGACTGACCGCCTCGGCCGCCGGACTACCGGCAGGCGCCTGGGGAGCCGCTGCCTGAGGTTTTCCCGCCGCTTGAGTGACCGCCTTAGCCGTCGCCGCCGGTCCCTGCGAAGCATAGTCCGCGCCGCCCGTCAGCGCCGCAACCGCCAGCGCCGCCTTGCCTGCCAGTGTCTTCGGGATCAGCGAACCGGCCGAAGGCAGCATGTCCGCAAGCGCCGGGACACCCGGAAAGCCCGCGACCATCGGGGTCGCCGCCGCAGTACGGATGCCGCCCGCCGCAGCCCCCAGTCCCTGCATCGCCCCACGAGCCAGGTACATATCGGCAAGCGTACCCGCCCCGGTTGCGACCGCACCGGGAATACCCTGGTTCGCCTCGGCCTGAGCCGCCTGCTGCTGCGCCACTGCCAGGCGCTGGTCGTAGGTCCCGGGTGCACCCATCAGCCCCGCCATCGCCGCGCCGAGCTGAGGGAGATGCCCCGCGGTGACCGCGTCCGCGAACTTGTAGAGGGTACCTTGAGCGGTAGCCATGTCTCAATGCTCCCAGCTGAAGCCGCCGCGGCCGAAGCCCCAGGGCTGTGGCGCGTAGAGCCTACGCATTACCTCATTCCGCGCCTCCTGAACATGGGCCTCGAACCGGTTGGAAAAGTCGGCCGCACGCGCCATGTTCGTCACGTCGTCATTGTCCACCATGCGCAGGGCCAGGAACGCGGCCCAGTCGAGCATGTTGAGGTGGTGGTCCTCAGGGATCTCAGGCACGTCCGAGGGCGAGCTAAGCGGATCCATCGGCTTGCGAATCACACGCAGCTGCACGGTTGACCCTGCAAATGTGGTGTCCGGCACCGGATATACGCGCATGTTAACCACCGAAAGTGAGCCACTATCGTCGGCGGTCACCTCCTCATCGGTCCCGTAGCAGCGGATCTCGCCGGGCGGCAGCGCGCTCAGGTAGCCCGCGTCGTACCACTGCTCTTCTGGCTGGCGGTACATGTTGAGGAACGAGTGCCCAACCCGGGGCAGGTCGACCACACGCCCGGAAATCTGGGCCGAGACCACCGCGATCACCGAGGGGTGGAGCACGTACTGGCCCTGGTTCGCGACCATAGTCACCTGCGTCGCCTCGGGCGTGCTGCCATCACGCAGAACGAGGCCCCTCACCGCGAACCGGCGCTGGGCCTCGTTGATGTATCGGGTCAGTGTAGCGTCGGTCCACAGGTAGTCCGACGTACCAGAAACTCTGTCCGTGCGGTCGTTGAGGATGTTCTCCCTCAGCTCTGCCAGAAGGTCGCCAAGGTTCATCACACCCTCTACGCGCGGTTACAGTCTCCGGAAGGGATAACGCAGGCGGTCGCGATAGTCCACGACCTTCTTCGTGTCCGGGTCAACCACAGGGGCAGACATGACAGCGTGTTCCAGGATCTCGACGATGCCCTGGGGTACTTCCACCACTTCCCCGGGGCGGATCACGCAGGCAACACCGTTGTGCGAGATGAACAGGCCGGTCGGGGGGATGCTGTCGTTTTCCTCAACCATAATCTTGATGCGCGGGACGACACCGGCCGCGCGCGAGCCGCGAGTGGCCTTGAGCTTGGCGGGAGCCAGAGTGGCCTCACCCTCGTCACCGAGGAGCAGGTTGGTGGTCTCCGCGTCCAGTTCTTCACTTGCCATTTTTCATCACCTCCTTGGCTGCCTTGTCGAAAGCGCGGTTGTACTCGCTCTCGGGCAGTGCTTTCTCGTACACCTTGTCGAGAAACGCGCAGACCTGTTCCCAGGTCTCGAAGTTGTATTCGCAGGTGGGATCCTCCCAGGAGCCGTCCCCCTCGCGGTTGGACTGGCGGATCTCGGGATCCTCGATCGTCACCTCGAAACCGGTGCCCTCGCGCTCGATCGTGATGCGGCCATCGGCCATACCGGTACTCCTAATCGCGAGGGCAACCGCCTTCATCAGTTCTTCAGGACCATGAACGCGATCTTGATCGTCCCGTTCAGGGCGGCCGAGGCGTGCACGTTCTGGACCACGATCACCACCGAGCCAGCGCCGGGGGTGACGGTCGTGATCGCCGGCATGCCGGTCGTCGCCGAGCCGAGCTGGACCGAGGCAAACACCTGGTCCGCCGCGGCGATCTCGGTGTCGGTCAGGGTCAGGGTGTAGGTCGCGCCGGCCGCCGTGGTCAGCGCTTCCGAGGTGATCACACCCGCGTCCTTGGCGAGCGTCGCCGCGCCGGAAGTGGCGGTGGCGGTCTTGGTCCCAGTGCTGAGCTGGATCTGACCCGAGGCGGTCTTGCCGGTGATCGCAGCCGAGGCGCCGGTAACGGCGTTGGTGGCGGCAAGCGAGCCGCCCGCGATCGCGCCCGAGGCGGTCAGGGTGGTGACCGAGGGGTTGGGGGTGGTGCTGCTCGCTGCGTACAGCTCAGTCAGCATGTCATTCAGCTTGCCGATCATCGTCGACAGAGCTTCCTGCGCGGTGGGGTCGAGAGTTTGCAAGCTCATGATGTTGTATCCTCAAGATAGCACAAAGGGGCGCGGTTTGGCGCCGCGCCCCTCAGGCCCCCATCAGCAGAAAGCGATCCAGGTGAGCGCCTTGCTGGTGCCCGCCGCGCCCGACGAGATGGTGAACGTGCCGTCGCCGTTGTCGAGGATGGCCGTGCCGGTGTCGACTGCCAGCGCCGAGCTGGTGGTCTTGAACGCGTTGGTGGCAGCCATGCCTTCCGACCACTCCCAGGTGATCGTGTCGGTCTGGTTGAACACCTTCACATAGCGCGGCTTGACGCCGAGCGTCACCACGGCGGCGTTGCCGTTCGAGGTGAACGAGCCGCTGTAGAACGCGTTCTTGCCGCCGTCGCGGCCAGCGGTATCGGGAGAAATGGCCTGGGTCGTCATGGTGAAACTCCTGAGATCTGGATGTGAAAGGGAGGGCCGAAACCCTCCCGATCATCAAGCGGTGGCAGCCACCTCGAGGCGCGCCATGAAGGCGTCCTGGAGAATGACAGTGGCGGTCCAGAGCTTCCAGCCCACGGTGCCGCGCTGACCCAGCGGGTCGCCCGGGGCGGGCTTGGGGTTCACGACCATCGGGGTCATCGACGACTTGCCCTTGAGGGGCACGATGCCGAAAGCGTCACGGCCGAAGTACAGCACCGGATAGACGTCCGCGCTGGTCCCCGAGGTCGACCGCATCGCACCCTTGGCACCACCGGCGTCCGCGAACGGCGTCATGATCGTAGTGGCGAGGTAGCGCACCTGCTCGCACGAGCCGATTTCCGCCTCGAACGGGGTCTGGTGCGGGCCGTAGCTGGCGACGGGCACGAAGCCGGTCATGCTGCGGATGTCGCTCTCCAGGTCCGGGTGGCACACCGCCATGTACGCGGCTTCGACCGACTTGGTGTTGAAGTCGGCGGTCGACGCGACCACGTTGGTGATCTTGCGGGCGTTCTGGCGGTTGAGGCCAGTCGTGACACGACGTTGGTCTGCGAGGGCGATCGCGGTCACCACCGAGGAGCGGCCACCGACGTTGTTCGCGTAGAACACGTTCAGGCCAGCTTTCAGCACGTTGAAGCGCAGGGTCTCAACGGTCTGCGCAGCCTGCTCACCGAGGACGTCGGTGGTCTGCTGCAGGATGTTGTCGGTGTGCGTGTCCTCGATCACGTCAGTGATGGTGACGAAGTCGCCATACTGCGAGAGCGTGACCGTGTAGTCCTGGTTGGCCAGCATGCGACCGGCAGGCGTCACACCCTCAACCAGCGGCGTGGTCGCCAGCGGGATGAAGAAGTTGCTGGCCGGGTTGCCCGAACCCGCCGAACCGGTCGAGCCGCTCAGGAAGTAGCGGCGGAACTTGGCGGTCAGGGTCGAGTTGGTCGGCAGCGGATAGGTCTGGCCGAACTTCTCGAGGACGAGGTAAGGTATCGCGCGGTCGAGCATGCGCACCACCGAGTAGGCGGCGACGGCCGGCGAGATATCGCCATAATTGGTTACAGCAGTCATAAAGACCCCCTATGTCAGAGCGTTAACTCTTGGACGCGAACCTGGCAAACGCCCCATCGAAGTCGCTGGGATCATCCGCCTGCGGTATCGACGACCGCGTGGTTCCGACCGGGGCCAGTGCCTGCACCGCTTGTTTGGCGGGACTTGGCAGTTCGGAACTTCTGGGCCTTGCAACGGGAGCCGGGGTCGGCGCCGCAGCGGGCGCTTGTGCCTGGATCCCGGTCTCGGCCCGGAACCGGCTGATGAGATCGACGACCTCTTCAGCAGTCCCTTGCTGTATGACGTGTTTGTACGCGCTTTGCAAGTAGGGGGGTTGGGTATCAACCCACGCCACCACCTGATCTCTCACCGTGTCATAGTCCTCCACCTGGGTGTGAAGGTCGGACAGGTGCGCACGCGTGGCCACCGCCTGCAGCATCTCCTGCATCGGGCCAATGACCTGGCCCACCTGCTGGAACATGTAGGTGAGAAGCTCGTTGTACTCGCCGCGCCGGCGTAGCGCCTCGGCCTTGGCGACGTCTGGCCACTCCTTGTCGTAATTCTCGAGGAAGCTCTGCTCCTCGGCGCTGTAGAGCGGCGCCGGGGTTGCCGGCTGCGCGGCCGGAGCGGCTGCCGGCTCGGGGGCCGGCTGTTCCTTTATCGCCTGGGCGAGACGCCGGAGGATGTCATCGGGACTCTCCCCAGCATCAGCGCCGCTGTGAGGAGCAGCAGCGGGCTGAGCACCACCGCCAGGCTCGCCAGCGCCAGAGCCATCAGCACCCCCAGCAGGAGTGCCATCAGCACCAGGAGCGTCAGCTGCAGGAGCTCCACCAGTCGTGTCATCAGCCGCAGGAGCCGGCTCGCCACTTGCCGCAGCCGGGTCCGCAAGGGCAGGGTCTGGCTCGGCGGCGGGCTCAGGGGGTTTACCACTTGAAGCGAAACTCGCGAACGCGGATCCGAACCCACCATCATCTGCCTCCGTGGCCATACTCAACTCCTCAAACAGTTTCGTGCTGACGTGTCAGTGCGCGATGTAGTTTCCTATACGCTCGCGCCTCACCCTGAAGCAATACCAAATCATTGCCAGTGGCGTCTATCAGTTTGCTCTTGGTGTCATCCAGATGCGCCGCCAAACAGTCCCGCAAGACCTGGACCTCCTGGGCTTGGCTGCGCGCCAGCGCCTCCAGCATCTCCACTGCCGTTCGCCGGTTGCTGACCATTCTGGGGCTCCATTCCCTGTTGCATGATGTCGAGGGCCGCGTTCGCGGTGGTGGCGTCCGCCGTTGCCGCGTTCTTCTGGCCCTGGGTGATGTTCTTGTACGCAGCGGCCAGGGTCTCGCGGATCTGCGCCTCGATCATCTGCTGCTGCGACTGCGCCTGCTGCGCCATCTGCTGCTCGCGCGACTGCTTGCGCTGGTCCGCCTCTTCCGGAGACACCAGCAACGAGGTGAGATCCCTGGACGCGAACCGGGCCTCGACGAACTTGCGGTCGTCGACGTGATCCCGCTCCTCAGGCGTCAGCGTCTGCGCCAGCATGTCGATCTGGGCACCGCGCACCTCCTTGGCGATCAGGCTGGTCGCACCACGTGCAACGACGTTGAAGTCCGCCGCCGGGGTCTGGTCCGGGTTGAACTTGCGGTTGAACTGGACCAGGCTGAGGATCACCGACTGGGTGAAGGTGTCGAAGTTGCGGACGATGTCCTTGAACGGCAGCGCCGCGTCGCCACGCAGCATCGAGGCGCCCGCCGCGGTCCGCATCGGCTCGGAAGGAAGCTTCTCCATGTCCCCACCGGTGGCCGGACCGACGAAGGTCTCGGCGTCGGCAAAGTCCATGAACACCTTCATCAGCTCCTGGAGCTCGGCCAGGTGGCTCGAGATGTTGAGCTCGCGCACCGCCGGGAACTGGGCATCGGCGCCGGTCCCCTCGCGCCGCCACACCTTGTAGGCCTCCAGCTGGGTGAAGTCCTGGTCCGGGCGCAGCAGGTCGACGTTGATCTCAATCTGCGGGCCGCACACCACCGAGGCGTTGTCGAGCGCCATGCGCGCCGCCGCGCACACCGACATCTGGCTGTCACGGACGATGTTGGGCAGGCCGTTGCCGATCGGGCTGGTGTCGTCCTCGTCGAACATGAACACGTGGATAGTCTTGACGTCCAGTCCCAGCGAGCGCCAGGGGTTGATCGCCGCCTTGATGATCACCCCATCAACCATCCACAGCTCGGCCTCGATGTCGTCGGCCATGCGCGCGTCACTGACCTCGACCCCGCACTCGACCAGCTTCTGGGCGCTGATCGGACCCTTCCACACCAGCACCTCGAACTTACCCTGCGGGTCGGTGCGGATGTCGTTGACGTTGGCCTTGGTGCCCATCACCCTGAGCTCGGACTCGAACTCGCGTGGGCGATAGTTACCCTGCGTGTGGCGGCTCATCGCTGCCTTGACCTGGTCCTTGAAGAAGTCCGGCCGGTCGGCAAGCTGGCGCAGCTGCGCCCGGCTCATCACCTTACGCAGGAAATAGCCGCCACCGGGCAGTGTCCGCGCGCTCATGTCCGGGTAGAAGTCCCAGACCGAGACCACCTCGTACTGCGGCTTGTAGACCTTGCGTGTCACCGCCTGGAACTGCGGCTGCGCCGGCTGACCCATCATCGGCGAGCCCGGCATCGCCGGCGCCTGCGGCACCTGCGCCCAACCCGCCTGCTCGATCTCGCGCACGAACGGCCCCTCGAGCACGCCGATCCCGAACTTGATGCCACTGTCGAGCACCTTGCGGTTGAGCCCGACATAGTCGAGGCTCTGGTCGCCCCCGAGCTCCTCGAGCTGATCGTCGATCAGCCGGACCAGGTCCTCGGCGCGCTCGTCCGCCAGTCCCTGCACCGCCGCCTGGATCAGGTCATCGGTGAGGTCGGCCGGCATCCCCTGCGCCTGGCGCTGCTGCATCAGCTGCTGCACCGCCTGCATCACGTCCTGAGGATCCATCTCGGCCGAGGGGCTGGCCTCGAGCGACCAGTTGCGCTCGTCGCCCGGGAACATCAGGTTCATCACACGAGCAAGCATGGACACGCATTTGATGCGGGTGATGCGCGGATAAGCGCGGGACCGGTTCACTGGCATCACCCGGTCGATCTCGGGGTCGTACAACCCCAGGTACTGGCGCAGGCTGCGCAGCCACTTCAGCTCGGTCAGCCGGCGATCGCTGGCGTAGCGAATGAACAGCTGGTTGAACGTCGTCCCGAGCTGCGCCAGCTGTGACGAGTTGATCTGCCGCACCGGCAGGTTGTCACCCTTGGCCTCGACCTTGACGGAGGGAGGCTGCGTGTTAAGGTCGGGCTGGTTCGTGGCCACTGATGGGGCTCCTACCTGCTGTTTCGAGCACGGTGCTTGCGCGGGATAGCAAGCTGGTCCCCAGACCAGCCCAGCCGCAATCTAGTGTAGATGGTCGTCAATGGCAAACCGTAGCGTGCTGCGATCTCACGCGGTGTTAACGACTCCCCGTGCACCAGTAGCGCTGGCGGCGTCTGGTGCTCTATCGGGCGCGCTATGTCTGTACCCATCTGCACTCGCCTATGTACCGTCCCTACCCGCACACCCAGTCTACGTGCCACCTCGGCTGCTGTAAGCATCTCGTCACCAACCCGGTGCAGCTTTGGTGTCGACTGGGGTCTTAGCCGGAGTCGGGCACGCTGATCCGCAGACATACGGAACCCCTTGTTAGTACCTGCGGCTGGAGCCGAGTTCAGCACAGGGTTGAGCATATCGATATAGTACTGCTCATACTTATGTAACTCAGTCTCAAGACACTCGCGTAGCAGTGAGAACGAGAACTGCTCTGGGTATCTATCCCACGCAGTTTGTAACTTAGCGCAGCTACTCCTATCGCCTCGTAGCACGCTCCGGTGCTGTCGCCACCTGCGCTTTACGTCGACGCTACTGCCGACATACATGTCACCCGTTGCGTAGCAGACGATAAGATACACCCCACACAAGATCTCCGCCTCTATGGTCTGACCTGCGACTGTACGCCGGTTTACCGGCTTATTTGAAGTGATACGCACTGGGCTGAGACCTCCTTGTAACGCCAAGTTTTTCTCCGCTACCAGAAAAACGCTCGTTTCTCAAGGCCCCACGATGAAAATATCTCGAAAGATAGCCAAAACTATCCCCGCAGTGAGAATAATAGTTCTTCTCCGGCATCTCGCCCTTGACCAGCTCCTTCTTGTCAAGCGCATAGCGCCAGCCGCCCTTGAGCGCGCGCACCAGCACCGGGCACTGCGCGCCGTCGATCAGCAGCGCCGGACCGGCCGGGGTCAGCCGCGTCGTGTAGTTCTCGATCGCGTCCAGACGTAGTGGCAGGCGGTTGTTGCTCTCGACCGAGACCTTGAAGCTACGCCTGATCACGTCCACCACGGTGCGCTCGTCCGACTGGGTGCGGTTGTTGGCCGCCGGGTCAGGGGCGACGATAAACCCGGTCGCGAGCTCGATCCCCGGAAACATCCGCCGCAGGTAGGGGCGTACCAGCTCCTGGACGAACCGCGAAGCGCCCATGCCTTCCGCGATCAGCTCGCCGAACACCAGCAGGCGGCCGTTGAGGTCCTCCTGGCCGAACACCATCGCCGAGCCGCCGATCCCCGGATCGAACCCGGCAACCAGCGGCAGGTGCGGGTTGTACATCAGCGGTTTGGGGCTGACATGCATGTCAGCGAACGAGACAAATTTGCCGGCAAACGACACCTTGCCCGGTGCCCAGCACATCTGCCATAGCC